AGAAATATGTCAACCTTCGGAAGGTGGGCTATCTTCTATTCAGAAAGTAATGGATATTGGTGGAGAGCCGCATAAACTTTCCTATATTAATTCTGATGAGTCCAGCTTGCTTAAAGCTATAGGTGCAGAAGGTGAACCTATGAAGGGAACCAATGGTATTCCTGCTTATGCGATAGTAGGAATGGCAGAGGAGTCCCCGGATGATACCGCCGCTATGGCGGCATATTTTAAGAGGCTACAAGGTGCAAACTCGATTAACGAGAATGAGAGGAAGATACTTGAAAGGGTATTCGCCGAAAATCCAGGCTTCCTTAAAAGAATTAGTGGAGATTCAAGTAAGCTTGCTCCAGAAGAAGAAGAAGAAGAAAAAGAAGAAGTAGAAGTAGAAATACCGAACCAGCCTGTTCTACCGTCTTTAATGGCATAGCTACTTCAGAAATAAAACAAGTTTAGGAATATCTAAATGGCAACAGAACGCAATCCTTTTGAAATGATACCTGAAGAAAGTGGTAACGTAGTACCCATGCCTAATATGGAAGAGACTGGGGAAGCTACCTTCGAAGTTGATCCAACAGATGGAGGAGTCACGGTGGATTTCTCAGAGGTCACAGAGATGGAAGCTTCTGAAGATATTGCTGAATGGTATGGAGATATATCAGAATCTTTAGATGATTCTGATCTGGCAAGCATAGCTGTGGATATTATAGGAAACTTTGAGGCCGACAAAGAATCCAGAGCTGAGTGGGAGTCTATGTTTGAGCGAGGCTTTGATCTGCTTGGTTTAAAGTTAGAGCATGGCACAGAACCTTTTGAAGGTGCCTGTACAGCTGTTCATCCTCTCTTGATTGAGTCGGCTGTTAAGTTCCAATCAAAAGCTTCTGGAGAACTCTTTCCTTCCAACGGTCCAATCAAAACACGGATATTTGGCAAGTCAACTCCTGAGAAAGAACTGCAAGCCAATCGTGTTCAGAACTTTATGAATTATCAGCTCACAGAGCAGATGCCGGAATACTTCGATGAATTTGAAAGGATGTTGTTCCATCTTCCCTTGATTGGCTCCTCCTTTAAAAAGATTTACTATGATGCTACGATTAAGCGTCCCCGATCAGAATTTATACCGATTGATCAGTTTTACATATCTTACTATGCAACTGATCTTGGTAATGCAGATCGTTACACGCATGTTATTTACAGGAGTCCCGTAGAGTTAGACCGGGATATTCGAGTGGGTGTCTATCAAGATATAGATCTTCCAACCCCCTCTATGAATAATATGACAGCTTTCTCTGAGAAGATGGATACTATCATTGGGTTGTCTCCTTCTTCTGATAACGATCCTCAATATATTTTACTTGAACAACACTGTTATCTCAGTCTTAATGAAGAAGAAGAAGCACTTCCGTATATTGTAACCGTAGAACAGCAATCTCGACAAGTGCTTAGTATTCGTAGAAACTATAAGCAAGATGATCCGAACAAAGAGAAAATAAGCCATTTTGTGCATTATAGATTTGTTCCAGGCTTTGGTTTTTACGGACTAGGTCTTATTCACTTTCTGGGTAATCTGACAATGAGTGCCACCGCAGCTATGCGTTCTTTAATAGATGCTGGTCAATTTGCCAATTTACCTGGAGGGTTTAAGGCCAAGGGAGTAAGGATGGTTGGAGATAACGATCCTATTTCTCCTGGCGAGTTCAAGGAGGTTGAGGCAACTGGTATAGATTTATCAAAGGCTATTGTTCCCCTTCCATATAAAGAGCCTTCCGCTACTCTATTCCAGATGCTGAATTTCGTAGCTGCTACTGGTCAGAAGTTTGCGGATAGTACAGAGCAGGTTATCTCTGATGCTGCCTCCTATGGACCCGTTGGTACGACTATGGCGCTTCTTGAAGCCAGTAGTAAGTTCTTCACGGCAATTCATAAAAGATTACATAAATCTCAAAAAGATGAATTTAGGATTCTTGCTCGAATTAACTATGATTATCTTCCTTTGGAATATCCCTATGATGTTCCCTATGAGGATCGGAGTATCTTTAAAAAGGATTTTGATGGTCGAATAGACGTTATTCCAGTAAGTGATCCTAATATTCCCAGCAATGCTCACCGCATGATGATGGCGAATATGGCTCTTCAAATGGCCCAGCAATCTCCCCCTGGTATGTTTAATTTGGAAGCACTTAATAGAACTATTCTTAATGCGGCCAATATGCCAAATGTGGAGGAGATACTTCCTCCCAAGATTCAACCAAAACCAATGGACCCGGTATCGGATATTATGGCAGCTACCAAGGGAGTTCCGGTTGGGGCTTTTCCCGGACAGAATCATGATGCCCATATTCAGGTAAAGATGTTGTATCTACAAGATCCTGTAAATGGCGCTAATCCGATTATGGAACGTATTCGTCCTATTTTGGAAGCTAATATTCAAGAACATTCTATTATGAAATATCAAGAGCAGATAAGTGGTATTACCGAAGAATCTCTTAAGAAAGTACCTGAACAGGCTAACAATCCTGCTGTTATAGAGATGGCAATGGCTGAAGCTGCTCAACAGATAATGAATGCAAATAAAGCTATGGGCCAAGCACAGTCTCCTGAACAGCAACTTCTAGCTATAGAACAGGCCAAAGTTGAATTGGAGAAACAAAAATTACAAGCTGATACAGCTACCAATGTTGCTGAACTTGAGATTAAGAATAAGAAGCTTGAGCTTGAAGAGAACGAGCAGATTATTGGAATGTTGAAAACAGGATCTACGGATAACTTTAAACGTGAGAAATCCGAAGCAGATCGGGAAAGTAAAGAGAAAATAAAAAATATGGAGTTTGTAACAAAAACTGCTCTGGAAGAGTTTAAAGTAAATAAAGAAGATGAACGAGAAGCCACAAGAGCAATGAAAGAGATGCTCATGGCAAATATGAAAGAGAATAAGGAACTTGACACAAAGGGGCTGGATGCTCTTGTTAAGATGGCCATAGCACAACAAAAGGAGATATCTAATGATGAATAAAGGTAAGGGTTACCCGGAACACGTACTAAGTAAAAGTAAAACTTATGGAGATGCCTATGATAAGGATATTGTAGGACTGCGTAGTGAACGTGCTGTTCTGAATGAATGGCCCACTGATTCGTGGAAAATGCCAGAGCCGATAAAAAAAGTAAATAAGAATACTCTTTTTGATTAATGGATATCTGGGATGAAGTAGTTATTGAGTTTAATGACGAAATAAATAAACTTAAAACTACATTAGGTAATGGATCGGCGGAAGACTATTCCCATTATCGACAGCTTGTTGGTGCAATATCTGGCATAGAGTGGGCCAGAAATAATTTAACAAGTATTATTAAAAAACGTATATATCAGGAGGATGAGGAATAAGATGCGACAAGTTAGCACTGGTGCGGCTTTGAAAAACGATCTCTGGATCACAGATCTGGAAGAAGTTCCTGATCCAAGTCCGCTACCTGCGTTACCAGGATTTCATATTTTGGTGCGACCGGTATCAGTAAAAAGTATTACCAAAGGTGGTATCTTTATACCGGATTCAATTAAAGATGATATGTCATATCTGACTACTGTTGGTCAAGTTCTTCAACTTGGAGACTTGGCATATCTTGATAAGGATAAGTTTCTCGGAGGTGCTTGGTGTACTGTGGGAGATTATGTTTGCTACGGTAAACATGCGGGAACTAAACTCTTCTATAAGGGAGTTCGCCTTATTCTTTTGTTTGATGATCAAATTGTAATGAGGGTGGAAGATCCGAAAGATCTTGATCCTACTTTTAATTTGGGAAAGGGGTCGGGTTAATTTGGGAAACCTAACTTAGTGTGATATAATATTGTAAGATATATTTTTGTCTTAACGTAAATCGTTTGTCTCGTTAGCAACGGAGAATAAAATGGATAACGAAAAAGAAGAGTGGAGTGATGTAGAACTTTCTGATTCCAAGGAGGAGTCGGTTGAGTATGAAGTGGAAGATTCTGAGGATTCTTCCGAGAAAGAGGAAGTTAAGCCTGAAGAAGTAAAAGACAGTTCCGAGGAAATTCCTCAAGAGCTGGAAGGTATTGAAACTAAAGGCGCTCAAAAAAGAATAAGACAGCTTATTAAACAGAGAAGGGATAGAGATAATCAAATCCAGACTTTGTTGGCACAAAACGAGCAATTGACTTCTCATGTTCAGAATAAGGATACGGAGCTATTTAATGCAAATAAGTTAAGCTTGGATACTTCCGAGAAGCAGCTTACAGATAAGGTGGAATTAGCCCGAAAGGTTTATCTGGAAGCATTTGACGATGGCGATAAAGAAACGCTTTTGAAAGCTCAAGAAACCTTGAATGACGCACAGGCAGATTTAAAAATGATTAATTTTGCCAAAGTAGATTATCAAGAAGATGTGAAACAACCACAACCAATTACATCGCCAACTGAAACACAGGTAACACAAGATCCCAGGGCCACTGCATGGGCAGAAGAAAATGAGTGGTTTGGGAAAGATACAATTAGAACCGCTTCGGCTCTAGCAATAGATGCAGAGCTAAAGGGAGAAGGATATGATCCTAATGATAAAGAATACTACGAGGAAATTAACAGCCGTATGCAAGAGGCTTTTCCTCAAAAGTATGAACGTGTGCAGGAAAATACGTCACAACCTGCTCAAGTGGTTTCGGGGGCTTCACGCTTGTCTCCGACCTCAGGAAAAAAAGTCAAGCTCTCCAAAGAAGATGTGAGATTGGCACAGAAATGGGGAATACCACTTGAACAATATGCTGCCGAAAAGCTTAAAGTTAGTCAAGCTGACGGCGAATATACTAATATTAATTAAGCGTGGAGGAAAGAAACATGACCACACGAAATGAATCACGTAGTAATACATTGCGGGAAGATAATACAAGGGAAGAAGAATGGACCTTTGAAGAGCCAAGCGCTCTGACTATTCCAGATACTGTGCAAGCACGATTTGAAAATGAGGGTATGGCGCTCCGTTGGATACGTATCTCTATTAAAGGTCAAGAAGACGCTCAAAATGTAGGTAAGAAACTACAGCTAGGGTGGGTATTCGTTACTCCTGATGAAGTTCCCGAAATGGCTCTTACATCCTTCGTGAGGGATGAAGGCAGGTATCAAGGCTCAGTTTGTCGTGGAGATGTAGCCTTGGTTAAAATGCCAGCCGGTAAAGTGGCGGCTCGGAGGAAATTTTACGAGAATAAAGCTAACGATCAGATGGATGCGGTAAATGCACAATTGATGAAGAACTCTGATTCTCGTATGCCAATTTCTAATACCAGTCGCTCTGTAACAACAAGAGGGCGAGTTCCTACTTTTCAGGACTAACTCTCATACTATAAGGAGATGAGAAATGTCTACTACTAAAGCATTTCGTGGTTTCATTCCTGCTCGTATGAAAGGTGGCGGCTACAATAATGGAGCCGTTACTGACATGATCACGCTTACCTCAACGGGTATGACGGGATCGCCAACTAATAGCATTTTCACGGGTGATCCGGTAGTGATGCCGGGGGCAAACTTTGCCACTATTTCGCCTTACATTGCGGCTACTCTGAAATCCTCTGGTGTTTTCATGGGTTGTCAATATGTGGAAAATGGAGAACAGAAGTTCTCTCGTTATTGGAACGGCGGAACGAGTGCCACGGATATTAAGTTCTTCGTGATCACTAATCCTGAGCAAGCTTATTACATTCAAGCTTCTTTATCTTTATCAGCTGCTGAGTTGTTAATTGTAAAGAACTATAATGTAACTGTTAGCTCAACCGCAAGTTCTGGCAGTACTGTCACAGGTCAGTCAAGTTACTATCTGGATGGTGCCTCTGGTACTGAAGCAACAGCGGCTGTACGTGTTATTGGTAAAGCTAAGTATCCTGATGAAAAGGATTCGGACGCTTATCCGATTGTCGAATGCTGGATTAATCAGCATCGTGACAGGTACGTTACAGCTACGGCCTCAACGGCTTAATAGGGAGGATTTATTATGGCTATTAATAGAGCTAGTATTAACAAAGAACTTCTTCCTGGACTTAATGCCGTTTTTGGCTTGGAGTACGGAGAAGTAAATAATGAGCATCAAGCTCTTTATGAAGTAGAGAATTCAGATCGGGCGTTTGAGGAAGAAGTCCTCTTCACCGGATTTGGAACCGCTCCCACTAAGGGAGAGGGTGCTGCTGTTTCTTACGATGATGCACAGGAAAGCTATACGGCCCGGTATACTGCCGAGACTGTAGCGTTGGCCTTTGCAATCACTGAAGAAGCAATGGAAGATAATCTGTATGATACGTTTGCAAAACTTCGTGCCAAAGGTTTGGCCCGAGCGATGGCAAATACCAAACAGGTTAAAGGTGCGAATATTTTCAATAATGGTTTCTCTGATACCATTGGCGATGGCGTAGCTTTCTTCTCAGACTCTCACCCCACGGTGGCAGACGGGCTTCAGGACAACCTTTTGGCTGCTTCTGATCTCTCTGAATCAACCTTGGAGACGGCCCTTATTGCTATTCAGAAAACCAAAGATGATCGTGGTATTCTGATTGGTGCGAGTGCAGTGTCTCTGCATATCCCAGTTGACTACTGGGCGGTAGCTGACCGTGTTCTGAGCAGCCCTGGCAATACTCAAGCCAGTGCTGGATCAGGTACTACAAATGGTGGCTTCAATACGAATGCTATCAATGCTACTCGCCATATGGGTATGGTTCCTGATGGCTATCACATCAATCGTCGGTTTACCGATACTGATGCGTGGTTTGTCAAGACTGATGTACCGAACGGCACCAAGATGTTTGTCCGTTCGCCGCTTCAGACTAAGATGGAGCCAGACTTTGATACCGGCAATCTCCGGTTCAAGGCACGGGAGCGTTACAGCTTTGGTGTTTCGGACTGGCGTGGCTGGTACGGCAGTGCTGGTTAGTAACTGTAATAGAGGGGGTGGTGTAAGCCACTCTCTCTTTACTACTGATAAGGAGATATGATGGCTGACACAGCAGAAGAGCGGCGTGAATTCGCAGCGATGATGAAGAGGCTGGGCGT